ACCTGATCCTCCAGAGGTAATTGTTATTGCATTCTGGTTTGCAGATATAAAACGATGCTCATACCCATAATCAACAACTGTGACTCCAATAGATACAATACCGTTATATCCAGATCCAAAAGTTAAATTTGGATAAAATGGATATGCTTTACCACCTGAACTATAAGTATGAGTGGTTGTGCTCTTTCCAATAGATACACTAAAGATATTTGTAGCTGCTATTGATACAACTTCGATAGAGTTTTCTCTTATAAAAGTTATTGGTGGAGTGAAAGTTATATTATCAAGTAAAACAAAATCAAAACCACTACTGTAAAATGGATGCTCATTATCAGTTGTAATTTTTAATATTCCAGTGGTATTATCATATTCTGCATTATTAATAACTAAATCTGAAGCACTATATGCAACACCAACTATAGAAGCAATTGATCCTCCAGCTCCAATTATAGGTTTAACTCTTGCACCTACTAATGGAGCATATCCTAATCCATTTACAGTATTACCTATCGATATTGGAACTCCACCCCTTGGTAATTCATTAGTGTTAATATTGTTTGATATAAAAGGATTTCCATCTGCAGATGTAATTCCTGTAAATATAACTGTTGTTACACCAGAAGCACCAGTTCCACTTTCTACTATCTTAAAGTTTTTATTGGGGTTAAATTCAGTTGAGGGGGATTGGAATATTCCATTAATAAATAAAATTCCACTTCCACCTGTTGTTCCTAATCCAACGGTGTTTGCTCCACCTACTTTTAGAACAAAATCAGATTTAATACCAGTAAATTGATCTGATATATCATCATACACCATATTAGTATCATAATTATTTCTAAGATAGACTCTTCCTGAGAATTTAGATTTTGGAGATGGTAAATCATTAATGGTTCTAGGATTATTTACATTACCTCTTGGTGCCTTAGTGAAAAATAAATCTCTACCATTGATGTGATAAGATCCTTTAAATCTTGTAACAGTGGTTCCATCAGCGTGTGTTGTTGCTGAAGATCCAACAAAGGCACGATTTACCTGAATTGTATTAAATGTTCCTACTCCAGTAATAGGAGCACCACCAGTTGTACCAAGTCCAACATTAAGTATCTCTACAAATTCATCTTCAATTTTTAATATATCAGATGATGTTATAGTAGTAATACCACTTAAATGAATTATATCAGTTGTTAATCCTACTTCTCCATTTAAATTGCTATCTAAAGTATGAGTGATATCAGATCTTATTAAAGGATACTGTGCAACATCATCAATTATAATTACAGATTTTTCATTTGTTTTTTTCATATCAAATTGATGAGCATTTCCTTCCCCTACACTTGTAAATGTAACAGCTGTTCCTGATTTAGTTGTGGATATTGAGAATGAATTTTCATCATTTACTATTGCGAACACTGGTGAAGTTAAAGATCCTATTCCACCAGAAGCATCTTTATATTGCATAGGAGTGGATCCTACTCCAACAAAAGTAGACTTAGGTGTATAAATTAATTCTTCATTATTTCTAAAGAAATGATCGTTTATTGTGAATACACCAGTTGATAAATTTACATCGGATGAAGAATTTGGATTAAATCTTTTTCCATATATTGGAATAGAATTTACTTTAGGTGTGAATCTAGTTCTAAATGCTCTATTTCCAGTAATAGAATTATAAAATTTTAAATTATTGCTTTCAGTTATAGTACCATAAGTCAAATCTTCTGGGATATTCTCTACATCAAGCACAGTGTAAAAACAATGATTAAGTGCTACTACTGTTGATATTCCAGTAGTTTCATCTGGATAAAACTCTATTTTAAAACTTGATCCTGATAATGACGCACCAAATGTACCTAATCCAATAGAAGGATCATACTCAGAATTAGAATCTTTAGTGACTGATAATGATCCTCCTTGATGAGAATATGCGTTCGTACCATCATGTATGAATAAAGCTTCATGAACAGCTTTTGATGATCCTATGCTCACTTCTGCTACTGTTTTGACAGCATTAATAATACTAGAGTCTAAGTATTGAAGAGTAGAGACACCAACATTACTTGTTGACATACCTGCATAGAATGAGGTTCTTTCAGATCCATCTTCTTGACCCTGAGTTTTAAATCTATATTCACCATTTGGTGTTCCAGTATCACCAAATACTACCACTTTAGATTTTAAATTTAAAGAATTTGTATGTTGATTATCAAAACTTAAAATTAAATTTCCTGACGATACACTAGATGTAATAATTCCTAAAGATTCTAGTGATATATTTCTAGTTTCTCCACTAAAATATGATTGGGTCAGAAAAGTATCCGAATCATTATGTGTAACAAAACTCTCAATCAAATTCATTTTATTGGAGAAGATATCATAAACGAATACAGTAGCATGAAGAGAATCAAAACTATTAATTGGTACCGTAAGAATATCAGTTGTTATGCCTGTTAAAGATAATTTATTTCTGGAACTTAAATTTATAGGACCTATGGAGGATGTTCCAACACCAACTAGATCAGTATTAAATTCAGTCTTAAAAATTTTTAAATCATAATCACTTTCATTACCAGGAATTGGATCTATCACTGGTGAAAATCTTAAGGTACTTCTACCAGTATTCAAGTTATTTTCGAGTTTGTAATCAATAATAACATCGTCTTTTGTATTTAATCCATCATCAGAGTTAATCAAATTCCCTTTTTTTACTAAAATATTTTCACGACCATTACTTATAACCATTAAGTCAGAAATTTCGATTCTATCTGCTGGATTACTAGTTGCAACTATCAATAAATTGTTAAAAAATTGAGTTCCAAGAGATTGATTAAAATCTATTAAATCAAGAAACGAATCCACTCCCTCTTCCAAATTACTAAATTGAGGTGAAAAATCATCGATTGTCAAAACATCATTTGTTTTGCAATTTATATAATCCGATAATCTGATATTATCAAATGTTATTTTTCTAGCAACGTTTCCTATTACATCGGTATCACGAACTGTATCAATGTTTTTTATTTCATCAACCCTTTTTTCTCCAAACAAATCACGTATTATCACTAGTTTATTATCATCTAATTCAGTTCCCACTCCCGATTTTGCAGATGAACTAATTCCTAAATCTGCAAAATTTTTCATACCACTAGTATGAACTAAATTATTAACTGATGTTTTAAAAGTATTCCACTCAATTGGACTTTGAATTGAGTAAGACATGTTTTGATAATAATCATTATCAGATAAAACTTGAAAATCTTCATTTAATTTACCTATACTGTCATTCCATCCAATATCTTTTAAAATAGAAAAATCTGTTTTTAATCTTAATTTGTTTTCAGATATATTATCTATTTCAGCTTGACTTCCAGTTATCTCTCCCTTTAGTATATCTCCTACATTTAAATTAAAATCACCAAATATTTTTAATTTTCCTGCATCTGTATCAATAATTTCTAAATTAGATTTTTTATTATTTACTGATACAAATTCTCCTTTTTTAAATGTAGTCGGTCTCTGTATAACATCGAATTTAGGATAATCAGATTCATTAATAATATTTGCAAAAGTAACTAATTTTTCTACCGCAGTTCCTGTATTATTCGTAAATTCTGTAACATCAATTGTTACTTGTCCTTGTGAGTTTACATTATCTTCATACTTAGTAACCTTTAATAGATTAAATCCATAATCAGAAGAATTAAATCCAGATCCAGCAGTTCCTACTTTCTGAATACCCTCAATGAATACTTTATCATTTTCAGCGAATGGATTTACAGGAAATACAGGAGTAGGTGTAGCGATTCTACATGTAAAGATGCCTGTATTATTTGATAAAACATCTGTTATTACAATACCATTTGTATTATTAGTAGTTCTTATTGTTACAGGATTATCAGGTAATCCTACAGGTGCTTCAATTACATTTACTGATAAAATACTATTTTCTAGCAATACTGATTCCAAAAATCCACTTTCTATCTGTAATCCCGTATCAGTGTTAACAATGATTACGTTAGGTGGGTCAACAAAATCAGAACCACCATTTACCACAGTAACATCACTTATCGTTGATGAATTTATTATATTTACACTCGATGCAATTAAACTTTCAGGTCTTAATGTATTATCTGAAGAGTATTCATATCCTTCATTTAAAACTCTGATTTTATCAATATTACCAACATCATTAGATTTGGTTTTGATAATCGCACCAACACCTAAAGAACTAGAACCAACACCAATAAATTTTGGAAGTTTTTTATAACCTGCACCACCAGAAATTATATTAATCGAATTTATAGAACCTGATGTTGTTTTAGATGCAGTGCTATATTTTAATACATCACATTCAGATTCTAAATATGATAATTTTTCTGGATTTTTATCTAAAAATATACTAAACGTATTAATACCAACTTTAGTAATCAAATAATCTTGATTATAACTACTATTAACGTATTCAATTCTAGAATAATTTTGTACACTACTATCAACTGTACTAATTGTTCCAGATTTTTCTAAATTATAATATAAAATATTAGGTAAATTAGTTGAGTAACCCACTGTTAATGTTGATCCAACTGAGACTACATTAAATGTGGTTGATGACCCACCTACATTTACAAATTTGTTAATAAATTTATCATCAGTATATAAATTAAAATTATACCCATTTACTGAAGAATCAGATAAGTCAAATTTTAAATCATTGTTGTTTATTACATTAAAACTTGGGTTAATTAACGCAACAGATTGAGTGGTGCCTCCAGTTGTGCCAAAACCAACTACATTAGGAATATTTTTTTGAGAATCTATAAAAGTATCGCATAACTTTATATTGTTATCATCAACTCTGTAAACAAAATAATTTTTATTCTCTAATCCTTCAGGTAGAATGTCAGCACTATATTTTATTTTTTCCCCTGTGCTTAAATTGTGATTTTCTATATTGAATGAATTTGTAGTTGTATTAACACCAAGATTAGAAAAATTTAATTTGTTAATCAATATATTACCAGTTAACTCATCTCTGAATATTTTTACATGTGTTGATGTACCAATACCCACTGATAAATTAGGTTGTACTACTAAGGAAATATTACTACCTGTTTCTAATTCATGTGCAGTTTTTGTTGTTATTTCTGCTTTTATCTTTTCTACTTTACAAGTTACATTATCAAATTGTGTCTCGAAGAAAAATGTATCATTATCACCGAAAGAATTTAAAGAATCTGAAAAATGAACTTCTACTCCATTTATTTCAGTTTTAATTCCAATGGTATTAATTGTTTTATTGACTGCAAATAATGTTTCTGGAATAGGAAAATCACTAAGACCTTTATTAGTTGTTATCCTGATATTTGCATTAGATGGTTGTGTTAGTTTAATTTTTTGATTTGTTTTAAGTCCATGATTCTCAATGTAAATTTGTTTTACTGGAATATTTCTTTTTATAATATTACCAGCAAAATTAAATGTTTTACTTATTTCAGATCCATCAGCTGTTGTAACTCCAATAGATTCTTCTGGATTAAAAAATATTTTCCTATTATTTACAGAATCAAATTGATCTATGGATTTATTAATTGTAAATTTATTCGGTATATAAGTAACATTAGACCCTTTAGGATGGATTGAAGAGTAAGATGATCCAAAATCTCTCTGAACTGTTAAAACATTTAAATTATCATAGACGTTTAGAATTTTTAAAGTTTCACTTCCAATAATAATACTACTACCAATTGATACAAATGATGGAATTTCAGAAACATAAATGTCTGTTGTTACACCAGCACTTGGTGATGCTGTAATTGTTGATATAGTGGTTGTTTCAAACTTTTCTACATTAATTTTAAATGTACCATTTAGTTTTGATATATCAGTAGATAAACCAGATAATACGATGAAGTCATTTGTATCAAAATTATGATTACCTTCAGTAAAGAAATTTAATTTATTGTTTCCCCAAGTAATTGTGGTATTTTCTTTTTTCTCCGTTGTGGTTTCGATTTTATCAATTACTTTTCCGTCTATTTTTGATATGACAGATATTAAACCACTTCCTGATGTTCCCTCCTCATCGAAATTTAATACTTCATCAACCTTATAATTAATACCACCATTAATAATATCAAATCCTGTAACTGAAGATGATATTATAGATTCAATTTGTAATTTTTGATCTTCGATTTCATTTGTTTCAACAATGAAATCATTATCTCCAGATTTTTCTCCAATTTTATAGGGAAAAGTATTTCTAAGAACTCCACTATTGTTAAAATCAAAGTTATCTTGATTTACATCATTAATATTATTTTCTATTACTTTAGATTTATATGTATTTCCAATAAAATATGGAAATCTTGGTTTATTATTATCTTCAACAGTGGCATGATAAGCATATACACCATTTGGGAAATCTGATGTGACTTCATATCTACCATTGTGTTTGTCTAAATCACCTGAATTATCGAATACATAATCTTCTATAAATTCAATCTTACTATCTACAGGTGGTCGATCTATTATATCAGATGTTTTTTTATAACCAGATTGTAATTTTTTACTTAAATCATTTTTCTTTGTGGGATCATCACTTCCAAAAGGTCCGTATATTGGATTTCCATCATATGCCCAACCTATTAAATTGGATGATCCTAAGAGTGAGACATCATAACCAGTAACTGAATATTTTAATTTATTTTGAGAGTCTTCCAATAGTTGATAATCATCTTCAACATTATTTTTAATAACCGTTAAAGATCTTACATTTGCATCAAAAAATGCATTTCTACCCGCAGATTTAACTGTTATCGTAGTGTCAGTAGAATATCCAATTCCAGGATTTATAATAATAACATCAGAAATTTGACGTTCCAAAGATATTGGATTTACACCTAAAACAGCTCTCAACTCAGCACCTACACCTAATCCCGTAGGATCTGTAACAACAAGGTCAGGAATTGAGTAATACTGCTTTCCACCAACAATTCTAACACTATCAATTTTACCATTTATAATATTAGGTATCAATGAAGCATTAACACCATTTTCTAAGGTTATGATTGGTTTTTTATGATTGTTAGTAATAGTAGATCCATAACCAGTTCCAGATTCATACAAATATAGTTGATCGATTGATCCTCTAACAGTTGGAACTACAGTGAAGGATGGAGGATTAGGAGTGGTACCTGTATAATCTACAAAAACTTTTATATCAGGATATTTAAAAGTTTGAATTCCTACACCATTAGAAATAAGATTTACTTGTTTACGTCTAATGTAATTAGATGCAATGGTAGCACCTATTCCAGCATCACTTAAATTAAATGAATCGTTATCAATTTTTAATATGTAATAACTATTTCCTTGAGTTAATCCTGAAATATTACCGAAATACTCAACAACTTCACCATCTTGGAATCCATGATTTACGAAATTGATACTGTCATTATGTGTAGAAACTCCTGTGGGATTAATCTTTAAATTTCTATTTGTATATCCATCACCTTCTTCAATTACTTTAACATCTATTAAAGTTTTTCTTAAACCAACTTTAAATGCATGATTACCAGAAACATTATTACCATCAAAGTTGATTTTATTAATTCCTCCTCCTGAGAGTGCATCTTCTGCTGTTTTATGAAGAGTAATTGTTTTAGAGTTTACTACGTATGGATAGTAAATAGAGTTGGATACAAGTGAACCTGAACCCCCTGTCCCCACTCCTAAATTATTAAATGAATCATATATTATTGGATCTCCTGTTTGAAAATTATGATCGTTATAAAATACTATCCTTTCATCTGAGGTGTTTATACCACTTCTAGACTCACTTGATGTTTTAGTGTTAGTATTAAATAATTCGACTCTAAATCTCTCTCCAACTACAGGTTCTAAAACACATCCAGAACCATTTCCACCAGTAACACCAATAGAAATAACCTCTGTTATATCAAAATTTTGAGGATCAACAGAAACGTTTTTTATTTTTCCACTGATGACAGGTTGTGCTAAAGCTGTGGTGCCTACACCAGTTGATATTACAATATTCGGTAAATTAATAACATCGTAATCTTCTCCATTGTTTAAAACTTGAAGATTTTCTAAAGGACCATAATAAATTTTATCATTTGATTTATAATTAGAAATCTCAACACCGTTAATTAGAATTCCAGTTTGTCCAATGTCTGTCAACTCATTTTCACCATTAGATATATTTTCATTTAATGGAAATTCTTTAAGTAGTTTTTGAGCACCTATAATAGATGATTTTTGAGAAAATAATACAAAACTTATAATACCATTAGTTAAATTTTTAGTGAATGTTAGATTTCTACCACCATCTATATTTGAGGGTGATGTAAATAATTTTATACTTTTAGATCCTATTTTTTTAATGAAGTAAGAACCAGTCTCAATGCCAATAAGTCCGTCACCATCTGAGTGCGAATAAAATACTTTATCTCCAGTATCAAAAGGAACATTAGACTCAAAATTAATAGTTGAAAAATCTGTTTCATCACCAGAATCACCACTAATACTATTATTTACAGATAAATTGATTGAAATATTTTTTGTGTTTATATTGATTTTTTTCGATATACTTGCATTATTATTATCTATAAACGATGGGAGAGAATTTGATGCAACATAAGCAGTTTCTGATTTTTTATCAGTATAAACATTTAATATATCTGATATTATAACATCATTACCATATTCTATAGGTGCACCATCACTGGAAGCTTTGTTAAGAACTTTTCTTATCTTAAAATTAACAATCTCACTAGCATCACTAATAATTCCTTTGTCAATTAACGTACTTAATTTAGATTGAGTGCCAGAAAGTGTTACTGAACTTTGTCCAATTCCAACCGATGCAAAATCTTGTACATGTGGTGATGTACTATTATCAAAAGGAACAACTATTTCGTTATTTCTTTTATCCACTATTTCTACTAAATCACCCTTCTTTAAAGATGATTTATCAACATTAGTTAAAAGTGTGTACTGTGATCCATCTATACTATCAATAAAAAATGAAGATCTAGTATTATAAACCCAAGAATTGCAAAATATTTCTTTATATGATTTATTATTATTTTCTACTTTATCACCCAAACTACGTATAGAAATTAACTCCCCCTCATTTACATCGATATTCCCTTCCTGCTCAAAATCTGAGATAACACCTGTCAATCTTAAGGTTACTTTCCTATTTACATCACCATCCTCAAATCCAAAATAAGTAATATCTGATCTAATATTTTGTACGGGAAATATCGTATCACCAATTCCTGTACAGTTTAGAAATTGATTAATTGTTTTGCCATTATATGTAATGGTATTTAATCCTGATATAATGGTTCCTGTTGTACCAAATCCTATGGTAGAGTCAACATTTATTATACTTGATCCTATTGATACTTTTTCTAATGATCTTGTATTTGGAACAATTACAAAATCGTTTGCTACATCTGCAGATTCATCATAACCAACAAATAAACCTATCTTATAATAAGTTGTAATTCCAGATATACCTGAATTTTTTCTCTCAAATGGTTCTATTTCTGAAATTGATGCATTTTTATTACTATCAAGATCACTTCTAAACAAAGTTTGCCCTGTTAATCCCTTCAGAAGAGATTGTCCTTGTAATTGTATAGGATTTCCTGATAATAATTCTGCTACACAAACTCTTCTTCTGACATAATTTGCGGATGATGGTTTTACTAATCTCTCCTCTAAATTTAGAACTCTAGGTGTTAAACCATACAGGACATTAAAAAGTATCCTAAAAGATTCATCTGTACCTTTAGTCTGATATAAAGATCTTGATTCCCCTATAAACGTACCTACATCTAAATTTGATTGAAAATCTGTGCTTTCTAATCCTGGTAAAAAAGTTTTCTTAAATTTTTTATAAAATTCTTTTAAAAATAAAGAACTTAAATTTTGAACTGTGGATAAGTCTTTATGTTCTGATGCAGATGAAGAACTGAATACTAAATCTTCTTGATTTGAATCTGAATGATAGCTAGTAATACCACTAAATCCACGTTCACAACCAGTAAAAGAATTTGTGGTAATTCCAGTATAGGTAATTATCTCATTACCAATTTTTAACAAACCATATTGATTTGGGAATCCTTTTGTGCTAGAAACTTTGATAGTTTTGGCACCAATGGTGGTAAGACCAACTGTAGTAGAGTTATCTACTATGACTTCTGGTAATAAATTGTTGATATTTAAATATTGATCTAAATTATCTGCAAGATCAATAGGTGCACCTTGGTATTCCTGTGAAATATAATATTGTTTTAAAAATTCATCAGTAAGAGGACTTTCATCCCTGATAAAATCGGGAAGTTGATTACTTATTACATCTTGTACTTTTACTTTACTTACAATTCCAGTTTCTATCATTTTCTAATTATTTCTCCATTTGGATAACTCGATGAATAAAAATCTCTAATAAATTCTACACCAGAAACTTCATCACCAGAGGAGATAACATCTCTAACCATATTTATGGTGCTATTTGAGATGTCTAAAGAGACAAATAAATCTTTTAATCCGACAACATCATTTGATCTTGGGAATGCTTGTATTTCAATAACATTATTCGGTGCAGTTGATGATAAAAAATTAATTGTTGATATATTTATCTCACCTTTTTCATAATCAACTGATCCAGCTGAGGAGATTGCATTTTGGATGCTTCCATCATCTAAAATTTTAATTATTCGAATTATTCCTGTTTTTAAATCTGAATTTGGAACATCAGAGAGATATAACGTTCCAGATTGCCCAAAAATAGTAAATCCTGTTGATTTTATGTTAAATCCGTTTGGATTTACAAAAAATTTGTTTCCATAACATAATTCATATTGTGCAAACTGGTTTATTGACAATTGCAAGTCTCGTCGCATTACAATTTGAGTAATATTTGATGTAATTGCTTGATCTGTGTCATCTATGACTTTGAGTAATTTACTATACTTTAATCTTCCTCCAAATTTATTTAAATTAATTGATTTTGAGTATTGAGTTAATGAATTTACCACATTTGTCTTTAAATTATTCACACTCGACAACGCAGAATCGTTATAATATACATTTGATCTAATTTCAATGAATAATAACTTTAAATCTATAATTTTTTGATTTATTCCTGATATGGCATATTGTTTTAACCCAGATAAAATTTGTTGTTTGGAAAAATCAGATACTAAATTACCATTTTTAGGTTTTATACTGATTGCAACAGTTCCAAACTCTGGAGGATCTAATTCTTCACCTCCAATCACTGATACTGAATCTGTATTTGGATAAATTTTCTTAATTATTGCTTCGTAATCTCTTGCGGTGACAGCTCTATTTTGAGATGAGTAACTTAGAGGTGAATAATACTTAATAGAATCAATTGCTTCAATATTTCCACCATTCTGAGACTTAGATATAGTATTAATTATAGGATTTTCAAAATTAACTGCTATATCTCCTGACTTTAACTTTCCAGAGAATACAAAATTTTCTGCATTGTTACCATCTTCCCCATCAGTTACAATATATCTAACTAATATCTCATCTCCATCATCAAGTGGATTATTTCCTAGTTTTTTCCCAAAAAAACCATCACCAAACTTTAATTCATACTTTTCATCTTGGATTTCATTAATTAAATATATTTTTGACTCAGAATCTACGTTTATTATATCATTTACTAAGTTATACTGAACACCTGTATCTATTCCTTGACCAGATGGACGTATAAAAACAACAATTTTTGATGTATCTACAAAAGAATTGTCTAAGATAAATCTTTGATCAAGAGAACCATCATACTTGAAGGTTTTTTCTAGATAAGTTCCTTGAAAAATACTAATATTCTCAAATTTAGCAGTGCCATTAACAACATTTGCACTTATTGCCTCTGTTATTGCAAATGTGTATGTCTCATTATCTACGTCTCCAGTGCACACTATACCTGGTTCTAAGGTAACAGAACCTACATCACTTTTAATTGTAACGTCAAAGGATATTTGTGCCTCTGCTGCCGTCCTAGACCGTGGTGTATATCCTATATTACCCGCTAATGACACAACATTTTGTCTCAAAGTGGCAGAATCTAAGAAAGACTCGTTCACAATCATGTTTGAGTTAAATGCCGTGATATATGTATTATACGCAAGCGTGTCAATTAACACTGAAAAGTTAGAACCATCAAAGTCAAAGTCCGTAAAATTGGAATTTGCTCGAAGATAATCTTTAATTGACGTTTTTATCTGATCGAAATCAAGATTTGTAAAATTTGAATAAGGCATATTACCTTGTTGATTCTAATATGAATGTAAATTCTTGAGTTGGGAACTCTTGACCGACGATATCATATATGACAGTGACCTCAAACTCATTTTCATCTGGTCTTGGGTCAACATCAACCCGTACATTATCAACTCTTGGTTCAAAATTATTGATTGAAGTTTCAATTTGATCCTGAATGATATTTGCAGTACCAAAATCAACAAAATCAAAAAGACTTTTATACACATCTGATCCAAAATCTGGATTAAAGAATTTTTCAGTTGGTATTGTCTCAACAACATTACGTACAGACCTCTTAATCGCATCCTCATTTTTGAGAATCGGAAGATCTTTAGTGACTGGATGGGGTGAAAACGATAAACTTATGTCTTTAAACGCTCTTGACACCCTATTATATGCCATGAACCAAGTTTTATATTTATTTATACCTCTTATTTAACTATTTTTCCTTATTCTCATTTAAAATTTCATATTTTTCATCTTCTTGATCATTATAATAGACATGACCATCATATTCACTTATCAATTTTTTATTTTTTTCTTTAAAATCGTCTGATTTGTCAACTTTAATAATCATTTTTCTATATTTTTGAATATTTATCCTAATTCTGGTTCAATATTGATATTTACAGTCCCAGTTGCAGTATTTCCTGCTCCAATATTAGTATCAACAGATCTTTCTTTGGCAGTTTTCCAGAAATAATTCTCTTCTGAACCTAATCCATCACGATCATGACCATTCTCTACCTGATAATACACGGTTGATACCTTAAAATCAGGAATCTTAGGTGTCTCAGGAGTGATACTGTTGTCATAAATCCTCATTCTATTGTTTGGGTAGAGACAAAACTGCCCATTGTCAAGCTCTAAGAGGTTATGAGACTTATGTTCGGCAGGTTGTTCACTTGTTGAGTAGTCAACTGCGTCTACATCCTGATGATAGTTGTCTAATGTACAGATATATGTGCCTGTCTGAGTGCCATAGTCCCTTGTATAGACTTCATAGTGCATTGATCCGATAAACTGCTTCTGAACGGCAACCACACCATAGTCCATGCAGTTCCAAAATTGTAGATTATGAAGAGTCATATCAAGATCTGGTATTTCTGGAGACGAGAGAAACGCAGAAATCGGTAACTTATCAAACATGGCGGCATACTCAGGTAGATAAGTCTCAAAATAAAAGGCACGACCAGGTATACTCTTGGCAGATACCCAGACTCCCTTGACAAATTCACCATGACCACTCTTATGATCGGTTAAATATTCTTTTCTGACCCAGACTTCATATGAGGGTAGGTTTGTAATTAGTGTAGACATTATTTGTGATGAAAGACTTCAACGTAAGATTGACATTTTGGACAAGTAAAATTAGAGAAGAAGTCATATTCAGACTCATCTCCATCATTTAATTCGTCCATGGAGTTATCTCCACCCCATATTAGTTCAGTTTTACAGTGCCAACAATTCATTCTTCGTACTCGGTTTGTATTTCAGTTGTTAAATCGAGAGGATTTGGAAATTTACCTTCGTAAAATTCTTGGGCAATATCCTCCATTAGATCACAATAATCCTCGATTGTCAGATTCTTTCCAAGAATCTCTTGCCCTTTTCGAACTCTATATAACTCTTGTTTTTTCATGTCCTACACGAATTCGTGGATCACACCATATTTTAAATCCTGCTGCAATTGCATCGAGACAAAACGAGACATCCTCGCCGCACATGTCCTGTACCTCACCAGACTCAAAGACCTGCATCTTGGGTGCAAACCATGGGTATGGTA